ATGGTTTATTTTAGAATTAATGAAATACTTAAAAAGAAAAACAGAAGTAAGTATTGGTTTATAAAAAATATGGAAGGAGGCTATCAATCTTTAAGTCATTTAATGGATAATCAAACAAAAGCAATTCATTTTGATACTCTTGAAAAAATGTGTAATTTATTAGAATGTGAAATTGGCGAATTGATTATTATAAAAAAAGATAAAAAGAAAAATAAGGAAAAAGAAAAGGATAAAGACAAAGATAAAGATAAAGAGAAAGGACCAAAAAATGAGTAAATTATTGGATCAATACAAAGATTTGAAAAAACAAGATGCATCTTCAATATATTTGTTTAGAATTGGCATTTTCTACAATATATTAAATGAAGATGCAAAAATTATCAATGAGAAACTAGGTTTGAAAATAACGGATATGGGACCCTCTATTTTCAAATGTGGCTTTCCAATTTCTCAATTAGATAAATATATCATACTATTAAAAAATTTAAAAATAAAGTATAAAATAATAGATAATTTACCTAATTCAAATATCAATACATATATGAACAATATAGAAATAAAAAAGATATTAAATAAAATCGTTGAACTTGATATGAATAACACAACTTTTCAACAAGCATTTAATATTTTATTAGATACTCAAACTAAATTGAAAAAAATTTTATAAGTAGAGGAGTTTATCTCCCCTACTTAACTTTTTGATAAAATTTGTTAACTTTTGTACCATTTTTGTTATTTTTTCTCAAAAAATGTTACATTTTGTATCGTTTTTGTAAAAAATAGTGCATTTTTATCTTCCAATACCTTTATTAACCATTGATTGAATTAAATTTGCATCATATCCTGCTTGTGTTAATTTATATGCTCTATCTCCACCATTGCCCCATTTACCTGCCCAAACTTCTTTGCAAATTTCTTCATTTGATTTTAAGTTTGTTTTAGTACTTGTTGCTGCTGCAGTAGGTATTTTTAATTTTTGACCTTTATAAATTGTATATGGTGAGTGTATTCCATTTAAAGATGCAATTTCTTTCCAATTTACACCTAATTTCTCGCCTATTTCTGATAAACAATCCCCACTTTTTACTGTATATGTGGTTACTGATGTATTTGTTGTAGTTTTTGTTATTGCACTATCAACAATACAACCATCATTTGTCCATCCTAAATTTCCGTTATCTAATAAATATGGGTTTTTTGCACCTACAATTATTTTAGTTATCTTTCCACTTGTTCTAGCTGGATTTAATCTATTTGTAGAATTTGATGCAACATATATACCTGTTACTGTTACAACATCCCCTACTTTTCTTTTTGTAGGTGCTTGAACTGTTGGAACTTCAACTGGTGCTGTTCCCTCTTTTATTCTTTTATTTACTTGTTCAGTTATGTATGGCAATTTGCTTTGCAAATAACTTCCTGGACAAGTTGTTGCAGCAAACATATTGTGTCTTGTAATAGTTCCATTAGAAGTACCATCATATATATAATGTGTAGTGTTTGGATTTCTTTTTTGAACATCAACCATTAAATCTATTAATCTTTCAATACATAAGTCTGATATATGCCAATCTCCTCCCACTTGGTCGTTAGATACTTCATAAGTAATAGCTTGGTGGTCATTAGATGGAGAACTTGAAGTCCAAGCCCTAGATTCTTCTCCGACTATACCAACAATTTTACCATCAATTCCTATTCCATAATTAGCTGATGCTTTTCTGTTTGGGTTTTGAAAGATTCTTCCTATTTGTTCAGCAGTTAAAACTCCAGCTACATGGTGAGGAGTTTGTTTCTTTATTGTATTGTTTCTTTTTGCAGTATAATTTGATGGACTTGCTTCCATTATTAAATCACATAATCTTGAAAATGTACCCATTATTCTTCCCCTCCATTTCCATTTGTTAATTCTGCTTCCATTTCAGGTGTTAATTCAATATCATCAATTAAAATTTCAACATCTTGTCTTTCATCTTTTTCATTTCTGATTGTTGCTGTTACTTTTTCTGACATAAAAATCATCCTTTCTTTGATAAAAATTTCGCTCATCTTTATATAAAAGACGAGCGATAAAAAATAATACTGGAAGATTTTTTTGTTTTCTTCCAGTATTTATATAATGCCGTATTTTTTTTACGGTATTATTCTGGTTTACTTTCTTTTAATTGAGTACCAAAATAAAATGCTATAATCATTAAATATATTTGTTCAATATCCATTTGACCTATTATAGCTTTGTAGGCAACTACTAATGTTAAAATTAATGTTACTAAACTTTTTACATTTATTAATTTTGCAATTTTTTCTTTCATGGCAACCCCTCCTATTTTAAACCTAATTTAAAAAGAGCATATGCTAGTATTGCATAGAATAAATAATCAATTAATTTGTCCCATTTCATACCTTTTTGCTCTTTTCCTTTTTGAATATCATTTTTTATTGCAGTTACATTGTTCTCTACATTACTCATTCTGTAATCCATTTTTTCCATTATAGAATAAGTTTTTTCAAGACTATCTAACCTTGTATCGTGTTCATCTAATCTTTTTGTATTTGATTTTGCTCTTTCTTCTAAATGAGCTATTGCAACTTCTGGACTTTCCATCGGCTTTCTCCTCTCTTGTAAATTTTTAAAAAGGTTAAAAAATAACACTCTAAAATCAAATTTTAGGGTGTTTTAGACATAATTGAATTATTTATACTCTTCTCCTGTTATTTCTTTGTATTCTTCTTCTGTAATCCATTTTCCTACTGCATTATATACTCTTGTTTTATTCCAAATTCCATTATCATAATATTTTTTTACTTTTTCATAATTTTTACTCATGCTTCTCCCTCCTCTAAATCAATGTCTGACATCATTGCAAGGTATTCTATATCAGCTTGAGTTCTAATTTCTTTTAATTCAGCTTGTGTAAGTTCTCTTAACGCAAAATAATATCCATCTTTATAATGAAGTATTTGAATTAATTGCATGTGTTCATATTCTTGAACAACTTTTTCACCATTTTCTATTCCTTCAACTACAACTTTTGACAATTTTCCTTCAAATTGTTCTTCAGTAATTTCAGTTTCAGAAATAAAATTATTTCCACTTAATCTTAAGTCTGTAAGTTGTGTTCCATCAGATAGTGTAATTTTCCATGATTTTTCCATGTTACCTTCCTCCCAAATAAATTATAATATAATTGAGACATATTGGTTATTTGCTGCTTTGACATATTTTTATAATTACCTGACATCCAACTTTTAAATATATTTTCTATTTCTTCATATTTTAATCTTTCTTTATCTAACAATCTTTTATATGCCTTCAATTTTCTTCTTTCCCTAGTTATAGCTTTAGGGTTTATTTTTCTAACTATTCTTCCTGTTTCTGTTAATTGATAATTTAGTTGTAATACTTTAAATTGTTGAGATAATTTTACAATTCTTGTTTTTTTATCATTTATTATTAATCCTAATTCATTTGCAATATTTTTTACTTCTTTTAGTAGTTCTTTTAAAAATTCTTTATCTTTGTGTATAACATAACTGTCATCTGTATATCTACCATAATACTTACAACCTTTTACAATTTTTATATAATTATCAATTTTTGATGGATACGAAATACCTATATTTTGAGATGGCTGACTTCCTATATCAACACCTCTTCCATTTTTGTTTTCAATATTAAATACATCAAATAAGTTTTTTAGTATCCACAATGTAATTTGCACTTCTCCTGGATCTACTTTTTTTAATAATGATTGTATATTTTTTAAACATAAATTATGAGGAATACTTGCATAATAACCACTAAAATCTATTAGTAATATATATCCCTCATTACTTTTATATTTTCTATAAAATCTATGTAGGTGTATTTCAAATCTTTTTCTATGAAAAGCTACACCTTTATTTTTCTGACTAGCACTATTATCATATATTAAATAAGGAGTAATAGCAGGAGTTAAAACATTATCGCAAAGCAAATGATTTACGGTTTTGTCTATCATATTATTTGTTGTGATATTTCTAATTTTCCCTCTTTCATTTATTACAAATCTTCTTCCTTTTGTAGGTTTGTATTTTCTTTCAATAAAATCTTTTTGTAATTGTGCAGTTTCTAACAAATGATTTACTTCAAAAAGCTGTGCTTGATATTTAAAAGGTGCTCCTTGAATTGCTTTTGTTCCTGCTTCATAAATAGCATTAGCATCATAATATATATTCATAAAAATCACTTTTATAGTATTACTGGTCGTAACCAAATACATAATGATTAGCATTTATCAACTTTCACAAGTAGAAGGGATAATCTTTCCTTTCCTTTTCCCAATACTATACGATGGAATCTAGTCCACCAAAAAAGTGTATAGGTTGTGAAATCAGGACGCACGCCATTAGAGTTGGAAGCGTTGTTGTAGTTCGCATTACCGTTGTTGTTGACATTAGCGAAGTACGCAGCAGAGACCACATATAAAGATTACCCACTGTTTATTATTTCTTAATATTTTTAAGAAACCTATTGTCAGCTTGTCGGAGTGATTTTATCATATTAAATTCTTTTTGTATTTCTAAAACTAGACTTGTATACTTGTTTAAATCAGCATATAAACATTCCCCAGCATATTGTAATTCATCTTGTAAAGCATTACATGATTCCATTGCTCTGTCCATTTCAAGTCGTCTTTCTTCAAATTCAGACATATATGTTGGAAATATTGTATTTGCTCTTCTTAAATGTTGACTTATTTCACAAGCACAATCAAGAACTCTGTTTGTTGTTCTAAATATTTGTTGTTTAAAATATTGATATGTTCTTTCTTTAATTCTTTTTTGTTCATCTTCTGGAAACATTTTTATTTTTTCTGCAATAATTTTTTCTATTTTACTTTCATTGATATAAAAATTATTTTCTGCTAATTTTGTTACTGCTTTTCTTATTAAATATGCATTGTGTATTACTTCTAATTTTGATTCGTTTCTTTCACTCTTTTTTATATCTGACATTGCTAATAATACTATTTTACTCCTTTCAAAATTTTATGATAATAATATCACTTTATTTTGAAATTTTTAACTATTCTAGACAATCACTATATTAAATGACAGGGCATAAAGCCCTGTCTGATGCTTGATTAGTAGATTAGGAAAGCAGGACGCACGCCAAGAGAGTTGGAAGCGTTGTAGCAGTTCGCACTACCGTCGCCGTTGACATAAGCGAAGGACGCCGCAGAGACCACATCTCTTAACCAGTACCAAGTTCTGCTTCCGTTTGTATCTCTAGCAGGAATTAAATCTGGTCTATGTCTGAATAATGATAATTGTGATTTATCCATTGTATAGTTATAAGATACAGCAGTACCATTCATAATATTATGGAATATATTGCTTCCATACACCATACATTCATTCATTAATTCTATATCTGAATCATACCAAGTTCCTGCACTTTCATATCCACTTGTAACTGCATTTGCAAATAAATTTCTATGACTTAAAATATGTTCTGTTCCAAAATCATTTCTAATTATAGTTTTATATGCTGCTAAATTTGCTGTATACATTGCACTTCCAACATATGCTCCTGTTGTATCGTTACTTGCATTCATTTGTGCATTTCCCATTGTTCTTTCTGGTATCATTAATATATGTGGTTTTGTGCATTCAGTATCGCCACAATGTAGTCTGTAATTAAGGTCAGCTACTAAATATTTCCTTCCACTTGATTTACCTATAATGTAATCCCCAACAAAAATATCATCAAATGTTCCAGCTGCAATTTGTTCTGTCAAAGTACCATCATAAAATAAATCTGTTATGTCCTTTCCTCTATAAATTGCATTGTGTGCCCCAGCATTTGGTGCAACAGTAATTTCTTTTAGTGCATTAAAATCTTTTTCAGTAACATACACTGTTGTAGGGTCCGTTGTTATTGTTACATTATCTGCATTATCAACTGTTATTACCATATCAAAATAATGCTCTTTTTTGGCTGAAATTGAATTATTTATATATTCTGCTTCATCACCATAATTAATATATGCAAAAAGAATTTCCTCGCTTGTATCAGGATCTATTGCATATAATCCTAATTCTCTTAAATAAAAACTAGCATCTGCATCTGTATTTTGAAATAAACCTCTGACAGTTACTTGTGTCTCTGTATCTCTTGATATTTTTGTTATATCAAAATTTAAAACAGAATTTGCTAAAGCTGTCAAAGATTTTATTGCACTTGCACTTGTATCTGCAAGTTGTCCATCACCAATAACAAACTTTGAAAATTGCAATTTTTTTGCTTCTAATGTTTTAGCAGCTAAAATAGAGCCTTTTGTTGTTATATAAGTTATTCCAGTTGCCATTTTCTATTCCTCCTTTATATTTAATTTTATATATTCTTGTCTCACAAGTGCTAAACCTACACCTGTATTTAATGTTAATTTATGTTCTTCTGTTGTTGTTTCAGTATCAACTGTTAAATTTACGAATTTGTTATGAATTATTATTGTCCCAATATTGTAAGATAAAAATATTTGCCTTTGAAGATTCAAAAAATATTGATTTATATCATATAATATTTTTTCTAAAGCATTTGCTTGTTCATAATTCAGTGTATTATTATATATAATTGTTTCAGTTAATATTGATGTACAAAAACTTTTTAAAATTTCTATGTTTTTTCTTATTCTATCTATTTGTGTTCTTGTCGGAAAATCTGACATATTCCAATCTGTTTTTACAACAATTGTTTTTTTAAAACCATATTTTAAAAACAAAGTATATAAATACTCACACCATTTTTCTACTCTATTTAAATCAGTATAATTATATGCACCTTTTAGAGAACTTGAATTGCTAGGGTTATTTAGTGCAGCACTTACATCACTTGATAATCTATTATAAATTAACTCTTCCATTATTCACTTTCTCCTTCCAAATAAGTATAAGTATTTCTAACCAATGTAGCACCAATATTTTCTGCTAAATCTAGTGTTCTCTTCTCGTATGCCAATCTAATTCTAGTATTTAGTTCTGCTTTTACAATAAATCCACCAGTTAAATCTATATCAAATTTATTTGCATGTCCTACTAATAATTTATTATAACTTTGGTCTACTTCTAAATCCTGGGTTAATATTTCATTACCTAATAAGAATTCTAGACTTGTTGTATATGTTTCTTTGTAATATTCTAATATTTTTGTTGCTATTGTTTTTGCATTAGATTTACTTACTAAATATGCATTTTCAATTTTTAATACATTTTTTGTGTCATTATCACCAGAATTTTCAAGTTCAACTAAATATTCTTGTATATTATCTTCATATTTATAACCATTTATTATAACATTACTTTCGGCAGTACATGAAATAATTGCATAATTACAATTAGATTCAACAATAGTTCCTCCTGTGCAACTAATATTATAAACTGGATCATTGAATTTTATTGTTGTTTTACCTTTATCTAATACACCTTCATATAATTTTTCTTGTGTAGTTGTTTTAGTATAATTATGAGCATTAACAGAAACACCTGTAACAATTTCATTTTGTTTAATTTCCAATGTGTTTTGAAACCTATTATTTTTATCTATTATTTCTCTATCTTCGACTTTTTCTACATCTTCAACTGTATATATTCTTATTTTTGAACTTCTACTACAATCAGAAACTGCACCTATTGCAAATACTACTTGTTGCAAAGCTTTTCTATGTGTGCATATTGGAAGATATCCATTTAAAATAATTGTTTTTAAATCTTCTTGAATTTCATAATCATCACCACTTAAACCTGCAGATGTAAAAATTTCTTCTAATAATTCAGCAGCAGTTACATTTTCATATATTCCACCACTAAAATCCGTTTTATCTATAACACCTACTAAATCTATTGCAGATATATCCATTTGCTTGTCATTTTTATTTTTCCAAGTATCAAGATAAAATGTTCCCATTGGTATTCTTTTATTCTCTTTTATTAATATTTCTGTTACTTCAAGTTTTTGTCTTTGTTGTAACAATGTATATACCCCTTGGGGATTTAAAATATTAAAATCATCATCTGCAGAATATATTGTAAAATCCAATGTATTTATAGGTATTTCAGAACTTAATAAATCAACTTCTTCTAATATACTTGCACTTTTTAAACTATCACCTTCAAAGGTTTTCTCTGCTCCATATAGTATTTGATATAATTTCAAATATCTACACGGATTATTTGTACTATAAAATGTTATTACTATTTTTGTATAATTTTCGACAATATTATTAGCAACATATTTGTAATTATCTGGTGCAAAGTTTACATTACTAATTAAATTATTATCTTTATCATAATACTTTATATTTAAGTTATTACAATAATCTCCTGTTTCACTAAAAAGAAATGTTAAACCTAAACTACTATGAGTTTCAGTAAAGTCAATTTCTAATGTTAGTGGAGTTTCAAAATTTCCATTTTCATCAGACATTTGCTTACTCCACCAACACATATTTTTTAAATTGTCTGGCATTAATTCAAAACTTCCGTCTAGTGCAAACTGATTTTTTTCTAATGTTCCATATTTTGTTTCTACTATATCATCTTTTTTTAAATCTTCTAAATTAACAAATTCTTGTTGGTTATTAACAGTTAATCCACTATCAGCTTTTGCCGTAACATCAACAAAACCAAATTGAATACTCGCTTTTGTTTTCATATTATCAACTCCTTGCTGGCTTTTTAGCCGTGAAATTCACTGTCAAATTCTTATAATATGGTTTTCCATCTTTATACACATACAATTCATCAGATACATTTGAAAAATATGCTCTAAACTTAAAACCTGCAATGTTTATATCGTGAAATTCTTCCGCTTCTGTTAATTTATCATATAGCCTATTATATTCACCATAATTAGAATCTTTTTGCCTTTCAAATTTAATATTTTGATAATTAAAAAATACTCCTATTAATTCTCTTTTTAAATCTCCGTCATCTGTTCTATTTGCATATTTATCTAAAAAATCGGCATTTCTTTTTACTCCAGTTAATACTTTTACATCAAATACTTCTCCATCTATTGTTAAAAAATCACTCCACACATTTTTTTCTTCTTCCATTATGAAACACCTCCTACAATTAATTTATCTCCTCTTCTGTTAGATTCTCTGTCTAGTTCTGGTTTTAATACTCTTATTAATTGGGCTAGTGTTCCATCAAATTTTATTACTATTTCTCTTGAAGAATCATTGTTAGAAGAAGTTCCCAATATTGCTGCAATTTTTCCTGCAAGTACATCCATCCACTCTGTATTATTCTCTAATGGCAATACTGCTTCTTTACCAGCTTCACCAATAATTGCTTGTGTTGGTTGATTTACAATACCACCTTTTGCAAGTTTTGGAATTGAAAGCATATTTAGTTTTCCAATACTTACTCCTGGAATAGCATTAATAACATCTATACCTGCATTTATTAATCTGAAGAAATTATTTATAACATTTTCTATTTTAGACAAGATCCAATTCACCGCAGATTTTACTGCACCTGAAATCGCATCTCCTATTGCTGTACCTAATGTGCTGAATTTATTTTTTATAGCACTCCACATATTTGAAACAACATTTACTAAACTATTTTTTATATTATTAAATATATTTACTACACTATTTTTTATATTATTGAATATGTTTGTAATGTTAGTTTTCATATTATTAAATTTATCTCTTACACCATTTACTATATTACTTATCACATTTACTATTGAAGTTTTAATTGAGTTCCATATATTTGATACTGTTGTTTTTATTGTTGTAAATAATGTTGTTACAAAGTTTTTAACTGCATTAAATTTATTTACTATTCCGTTATAAATACCTGTAATTACATTGCTAATAGTGGTTTTTATAGCATTCCAAATCGTACTGAAGAAATTACCTATCGCAGTAAATACTGTTGTTATTACACTTTTTATCACATTAATAACTGATGAAATTATAGAATAAATTGCATTCCATACAGTAGTAACTAATGTTTTTATTGCATTCCATATTCCGTACAAAAAAGTCTTTTATTCCTTGCCAAGCTAATTCCCAATTACCAGTGAATACTCCTATAATAAAATCTAATACTCCATTTAATGCATCTAAAACATAACTAATTACTTCTATTATCCCTGCTATTGCTGGTTTTAATATTCCAAGTAACCAATCAACTAATGGTGTTAATGCTTGTAAAATTACTTGTATTACTACCATTACTGTCTCGCCAACTCTTCCCAATGCATCTAGTAATTTTGAAAACATTTCACTTCCACCATTTTCCCACACATCTTTTAACATGCCTGTAATTTTTTGTAGCCACTCACCTAAAATTGCTAAACATCCAACTAATGCATTTAAAAAGTTTTGAACACTTGTACTAGCTGTCCAATCAGCAAAACATTTTACTACATCTTCTATAATCCAAAGTACATCATTAAAAGCATTTGCAAGAGTTTGAACAATTTTATCTCCATTGCCATTATTTTTCCATGCATTTGCCCAAGCATTTGCAATATTACCAATAATATCTAATATACCTGCAAATATTTTCATTAATGTTTCTATTGTTGTTTGCACTGTTCCATTGGTCCATATTTTCGCAAAACTGCTACCTATTGCACCAAATAAATTTGTTAATCCATTAAAAGCATTATGAATTGAAGATATAACTGTTTGTCCTGTTGTTTCCCATGCCTTTTTAAAAGGCTCAAAAATAAATGCAAATATATTCTTTATTTTCTCTGCCAAACTATCATATTGTGCCATTAAAGCACTCAAATCTGTTGGGCTCATTCCACCACTATCTGCACTAGAATCTTTTTGTAATACATCTAAATCATCAAATTTTGCTAAATTATTACTTGCTGCTTTTGTACTTGATGCTGTGCTTGCTGTACTTTTTGCAGTTTTCTTTGCAAAAATGTTTATATTTGCAAATGATTTCACTATTGCACCTACAACGGCAAGTATTTTATAAAAGATTTGCAAAACACTTTGAATTGCTGGTGCTAAAGCAGAGCCTATATTGGCTTTTAAATTTGTAAGGTCTGCTTGTAATTGTTTTGCTTCTTTGCTACCTGCATTTAGCCATTCATTCATAGAATTTTTTAATAATGAATATATACTTCTAAATCCTAATAGAATAACACCAAAACTTGCTAATTTCTTAACTGACCCACCTATATTTTTTGAAATTCCTAAATTTTCTACTGCTGTTTTTTTAGTATTCTTTGATGCCTCTTTCATTTTTTGTGCATATTCTGCTGCTTTTTTCTTTGCTTCTTCTACTTTTATATTTACTTGTGATTGTTCTTTTTTTGCTTGTAATAAGGATGTATTTAGTTGTTGTTGTTTTCCTCGTGATGCTTCAAGTTTTGTTTTATAATCATTTACTTTTGTTGTTAATTGTTGTTGTTTATTTATTAATTTCTTATACTCTGAATCTGCTTGTATTTGACTTTGTATAAAATTATCAAAATCTGTTTCAGACATTACACCTTGGAAATCTCTATATGTTTCAAATACACGGTCCCCAACTAAATCCATTTGTTGCTGAACATTTGATAACTCTTGAGAAGTTTGATTAAATTTATCATTTAATCTATTTACTTCATTTCCTGCACTAGCAACACCTTTTTCTAATTGTTTTACTTTTACATCTACTGATTTTTTTAATTCTTCAAGACCTTTTTCTGCTCCCTTTTTATCTATTTTTGTATTAATACGAATTGAGCCATCTGCCAAAATTCTCACCTCATTTCTTTCTCGGTAAGTCATCGGCACATAATGGCTCTACTTGACTTGTTTTTTATCAATTATTATTTCGAATACTTGTCTGCATTTTTTTCCTTTACACTTAACAAAAATGCCACTGCATCTAGCATCTTTGCTAAATGTAATGGGCATTTTATATCCACAAAATGGGCATTCTACCTTTTCTATTTTAATCATCTCCTAGTAATTTGTTAAAGTTCTCTAATGCTTCTAAATCTTCTTTATCATATTGTGTTGGCAATGCAACTCTATCCATGGCTTCTTGTATTCTAGTTCTAGTTTTTGGATCTGTGTAATCTGATAAATTTGTGTTTCTTAAATCTCTTACTCTATTTAAAATACTATCTTCTGTTAAACCACTTATTAAATTACAAAATTTCCAAAAATGCATATTTGTATTTTCTAAATCTATTTTATAGTCTGAAATAAAACTAGCATAAATAAATTCTTTATCATACTCAAAGTCCATGTCTTTTTTTGCATCTGTTATACTCTTGTTTTCCTTTCCACATGATAAAAAAATTGCTGCCTTTTCAAGAGCACCATTAATATTTTTTGGTATATTTATTATTTCTCCCTTTTCGTTTTCTTGCCCAAATAATACACTAACAACTGCAATTGCTCTTTCCACATCAGAAATTGAATTGTCGTCAATTATTTTAAAACATTCTAATGCATATATATAATCTGTATTTATTTTGTATAATTGGCCATCAATTTCTGCAAATTCTGGATATTCAACCATAGTTAAATCACCTTATTTTTTTTAGGAGCATACTTTTTATACATTGTTTTTTGTATATCTTGTATTTTTACTCCCATTTTTTCAAATTCAGGCATTAATCCTTCTAGAAAGTCAGCAAACATTTCTTTGTCATTGTAATCTCCAAAAATAGCTTGACAAGTTCCTTTTCCAAGAAATTTATCTAAAATTGTTCTTAATGTGTTATATCCTTCAGCTTCTGTTAAATAAAATTCTCTTGTAGCTGGACTTAATTCAATATGTTTATTAACATTTTCAACAGTTACATTTTCTATCTCTGGAACTTCTGTTATACCTTCAGCTAATATTTTTTGTTTTAATTCTTCTTCTTTTTTCTCTAATATTTCTAATTCTTTAAATGCACTATCGTATAACTCTAACATTTTTACTGGAAAATTAGCATCGTTTAAGTGAAATTCTAATGTATGAATTACATTGTCATATTCGTCATTTATATCTATTGTATAAATATTCTTTTTAATAATTTTAATTGAGCCATCTGCCATGACTTACCTCCTCGTATATACAAAAAAATAATGCCACATAAAATAATGTAGCATTATTTTTATTTATTCTTTCTATTTATCAATTTTAGGCTGCATATTTTCCTGCTGTAAAAGTAACTTTACCTTCAGCATCTATTGTTACATAACCTGTTTCTTGATTACCATTTTGTTTTACATTATATGTGATTTCTTTTGCATCAAAATCACCAATAACAAGAGTTGTATTGATTTTAGCAGCTTCATATACATTTTCTGCTAACTGACTATATAAATAAACTTTTAAACAATCAGTTTTTGCATCTTCTTCTACTGCTAAATTTTTTCTTTTTTCATCTACATACTCAAAGATTTCTTCTCCAACATAACATTTTTGTGTAACATCAAATGTTGGTGAATAAGAAACTACTTCATTTGTAGCACTATCTTCGTGTATATATTGATTTGATTCTTCTTCAGCATTATAGGCTTCTTTCATTTCTGAAATACCTTTACCCATCCTAGCATAGTTTGGTTCAGCTGTTGTTCCTACATTCATAAATGTAGCATATAAACTTCTTTTCATTTAATTTTCCTCCTTTTTTATTTATAATAAGTAATTCTTAATTGTATTTGATATCTTGCAGTATCAATTCCTGTTTGATATGCATATCCAGTACTTAAACATTCTATTGTTTCAATACCTTCAATTTCTGGCAAATTTCCATTTATGTTTTGTTCTTCTATCCAATCACTAAAATCTTCATAAAATTCTGTATTTAGCATATTTTGAATAGTCTCTTGGCCATAACTTTCTCTACTTGCAAATATAAAAGCAAATTGTTTTATTGCAGAATCATCTATAAAAGATTCATCCTTTGGTGCAACTGGTGTAGGCTCTATGCTATAAGCCACTTCATTTTCTAAATAATCTACACCAATTTTCCCATCATGTAAGTGGGGACATTGTGCAATAAATTCTCTAATAGCTTTTATTATAGATTTTTTATTTTTTGCCATGTTAATTACCTCCATTTAATAGTTCTTGAACTCCTTTGACAATTTCTTGTCCTTCAGCTGCTTTCATTCTTTCAAACCAAAATGCACCTCGTTGTGGACCTCCATAATAGGTTAAATCTTTATCTGTAACAGTTTTAGGGGCAGGACCAACCATAACTTTTCCATAATATAAATATCTAGGTTTTACACCTATCCAAGCTACTTCTCCACTTCCAATTACTGTTCCCATAATTCCCATATTCATTAATGCACCTGTTCGAAAAGGTATATATTTCGCACACCTTCTTAAAACTTCATTGTCAACAAATTTCTGAACAACTCCACCATCGTTTAGACCGTGCCTTTGTAAAATTTTCTTGGTATCGTCTAACTCAAAAACCCCATTGAATTTTATCATTTTAGAGCAATCTCCCAATGTGGCAAGCCACCTTTTAATTTATTATCAATAGTTATTATTTCAAATACATCATCAAAATTGTTTTTTAATGTTGTAATAGTATTGTTTTCATCTATTGTATAATCAACAATACCACTAACAACAATATCACCATTTTGAAAAGTATAGTATTTTTCAATATCTTCTTTTGATAATTGATTATATTTTTTTGGTGAAATATATTCTTTGTTTTCTGAATCTAAATCTTCAGTAGGAATATAAATTGTTCCGGAACTTGCATTTTCAAGACCTGATTTTATTACATTTACTGCTTTTTTCTTTTCTATATTTACCCCTATTAAATAAGTTCTTACATAATTGTGGTCCCTTATAGTAGGATCATATTTCTTATTAAATATAGTAATGCTATCTTCAAACATATTTAGCACCCCCTATATAAAACAGATTCGCCTTTTTCATCTTTTACATATAGCAAGAAATTTACCAATACATCATATAATTCATTTTCATCTTCTGAACTATTTTGATAATTTACAGACCAAGACCCAACACTTTCTGAAACTTTACCTTTTTTCTTTTCATATTTTTTCATTTTGTCCGCAAGAGAGCATGTGCAAAGTTTTACCTCATCTGGAATATTATTTTCATTTATTCTATTATGAGTATTCCTTTTTATATAAGCACTTGCTTCTATTGACAATCTATTAAAAGAAGATTCGGGCATATTTCCGCCCATATTCAGTTTTATAATAATTATAGTCGCAATATCTCATGCCCTTACCACCCTTTCATTATTCTGCTTTTGGATTTTCTTCACCTTCAGCATTTTTTTCTTCCGGATTTTCTTCTGTATTTCCTTCTGGATTTGCTTCAGGATTTTCTGTTCCTTCTTTTGTATCTTCCGGATTTTCTTCTTTTGTATCTTCAGCATTATAATTTTTTAAAAAATCAATTATATCTGCTTTATTTTTCACATTTGATGGAATTTCAATATTATTTTCTGCTGCATATTCTTTTAATTCTGCAACTGTTTTTTCCTCAAGTGTTTTTTCTTTTGGTTCTTCTATTATTTCAACCTTAACACCTTTTTTTTGTAATTTTGTAATAATATATTCATTATCACAAAGGGCTACACCTTTTTCAAAGTGAAGCCCATATCTTACTTGTGTTAATGGTTGGTTTAAAAATACTTTTGCTTGCATATTTTAAGCCCTCCCATTTATTTATTATTTTGTACATTATTGTACTTTTATTTTTCTGAATACACCAGCTTTTAGTGTATTTTTTACAACAACAGCTGATACCATTTCAACATCACCTTTTTTGATAACTCCTGGTTGTTTTAAATCTGGTAAACAAGTAGAAATTATTTTCTCACCTTGTAAAGAAACTCCGTGGAATCCATCTTTTGCGATTTGAACTGCATAAATATCAGTTGTTCCTGCATCTGCATCTATTGGAACACATGGTATTGTTGTTTTTGTTGTTGGGTCATAGTATTCTTCTAAATCTACCATTGGAACATTATCCCAATTATCAACACTTTGTCCAAAAGCATCTTCTGTTCTTGAATAGTATCCTGCTCTTCTTGCAATACCTTTCATTTTTGTTTTCATTTTGCTATTCATTAAGAACATTGTTGGTTTACCTTGCATTAAAGCAACAAATGCGTCCATCATATCTAGGAATACATTATAGTTTGCATCCATTTTAGCACTATCAGATAAGTCAATTGCTTCTGTTGTGTTATATTCTGTACTAGCACCTGTTAATATAGTGTCTAATCCATCAAATTCATCTTCATTTGTATTAGAATCACCATTAATAACAGTATAGTGGAATAGGTTTATAGCACCTTTGATTTTTTCTTTCATTTGGAAGTCTAATTCATCAATTGCACCAGAAGAATTTGCAATAACTCTATCTAGTTTGAACTCTCCACCAAATATTTTTAAATCTGCAGTTGCTTTTTCTCTTACTGCTTCATTTGATGCTTTTTCATCATCTGAATATTCAGTATTTAATTTTCTGAAATTAGCAGTTGCTGGTGTTTTTAATTTTAAATAACCATAAGTTAATGTACTTCCACCAGTTCCTGGAGAAACTGCATCATCAAATAATAATTTTTCTAATAATAATGAACCTCTTCTAAATTCATCAATAACTTGTTGGTCTACTTTATCTGCCATACCAACTTTGGCTTGTTCTAATGTAATCATGTTACATACCTCCTAAATTTTATTTAAATTTTTCTTTTAGTGCATCAAATAAAGTTCCATTTCCTATATTAGATCCTTGGTTATTATTAGTTTGTTGTGTACTGAAGTTTGGCAAGTTTTTGTTATCTTCTTCAGATTCAAATAAATATTTCAAGTTTTGATTTTCTTGAATAGGTTTTATTTGTTCTTCTAAACCTGTTACTTTTATCTCCCCAGTTTTTTCATCTTTCTCTCTACCAATTTTCGTCATATCTAAATGTCCTATTATTGATGCCTTATCTTTTACTTTGAAACCTTTTAAGGCAGTTTCTAGGGCAGTATTGAATTTCATATCTTCAACTTCTTTTGAGCCTTCGGCTTTTCCTTTTTCATATTCAGCTTTTTTCAATGCTTCTATATCGACACCTTCTAATTCTTTAATCTTTGTGTTTTTTGTTTCAACAACACCTTTTTGTACTTCGATATCTTCTTCAAGAGTAGCAATTTTTGTTTTTAACGGAGTTATATCATTTCCGTTTTCATCCATAATTTTGTCTACTGCTTTTTTTATTTCAGCTTCATCAGTTACACCTAGACCTTTTATTAAGTCTTCAATTACTTTTCTTTTCATAATACATATTCCTTTCCCAGCTACGATTTTTTACGAGTTTTCTCTTCTCTTTGCTGCTTGCATTTATTACGAGTTGCAAGTACTCTTATTTTTAAATAAAAAATAGACATATAAAAATGTCTAAAATTAATAACTATTAAATTGTTTTATTTTTCTGCATTTTCAGCTTTTTCTTCTGTTTCAGTAATATCTACTTTTTCAACTAGATAAGGATTTTTTAATAATTCCTCTGCTCTTTTTTCTGAAAAAGGATATACTTTACCTTTTTTGTAATCAACTTCTGTTTCTTTATCACTAAAGTTTTGTTTTATTCTTAAATTTACGATTTTAGCCATTTTATCACCACCTTTCAATTACTTTTATATTATTATGTTTTTAAACTGATTTTGAGCCGTTTATGGCTTTCCTAGATATACTTTTATTAAATCCTGCAACTCTTTCTCGAGATGTATCTCTTTTTAGTCCTGTTTGTGTTGCAAAATTGTTTAATTCTTTTTCTTTTTGCTTTAATTCTTTTGATTTTACATTAAATTTGTGTCTAGCTTGATTTAATAAATTTTCATCTTCTGTTCCAAGCATAATACCTTGATATCCGGAAAGCTGCCTTTTAAGTTCTCTTATTTCTCTTTCTTTCTGTCTTTGAATTTTTAAGGCATCATATTCTCCGTATTCTTGGTTATTATATTTTACTTTTTTATCATTTAATTCTTGTAATTCTTTATCTGTATATGCTCTTTTGCTAACTCCTTCTATAAAAGGAAATTTGTTGTGTCTACAATTTATACCACCCAAGCCATCTACTTTACCATATCCTGTAACTTCTTTTAAACTTGGGTATTTATCATTATTACCACTTATGCTGTATACTTTACCTTGCCACCAAGCATGGTTAGTATGGTCCAATTTTTTTGTTACTCTAGCACCAGTATGTGCTGTAACTTCTACTAAATCACAATTAAGTTCTTTTGCTCTTTCATCTTGCAATTTATGTGCTGTTTGATTTACTCCTGTTAATACTGCTCTTCTAACTGCAACATCTATTTTATCTAATTTTCCAGATGGGTACATTACATTTACACTTTCTTTTGATAATTGTTCTACTGCATTAAATATTGCTGTATTATAATCAAATGCCCCACTTGTGAACTGCCTATATGCCATATTGGTTATTTCTTGAAATTTACTTTGTGATGTCCCTGCCGTTGTCATTATTAAATTTGTAATATCATTATTTGCTTTTTGTATTCCAGCTTTAAGAATTTGCATCATTGCAGGACTTTCTCTAAAAAATGTTGGTTTTACTCCTGCTAATTCATATATTTCATCATCAAAAGTCATACTTTCTACTGCTGCATCTTCAAATATTTTTTTTACAACTTTTTTTGATATTTTTGTTATATTTGCAATTTCTGAAATGACATCATCATATAAATAACCACTTTCTTGAATTGCTTTTATTTGATGCCTAGCCGTTTCTGTCATTGTTCCTGCTTTTACAATTCTTCTTGCAATATCTTTTATAATAAAATTTTCTAATTCTGCATTTATTTTTATTGCTTCATCTGCACAATGTTCTAAATAATCAGGTGTTAGCATTTATATCACCTACTCTTCATCTTCTGTTTCTTCTTCATCTTCTTGTTTAGGCAACATCTCTTTTGCTTGTTCTTCAGTTACACCATATCTTTTCATTAAATAAAATTCTTTCTTGATATATCCCATATTTGCTTCTTGCATCATTATAGTTTGCTCTTCTTTTGCATCTACAAGAATACTATCATCCCAAGTATAACTTGTTTCATACTTTCCAAGAGGTGCTAGACGATATAATGTAGTTAATACATCCATTGCATAAATTGTATCTTCAAGAGCATCTTCCAAAGCTGCTTGAATATCAGAAACAGTTGCATAACTTCTTTGTTTTGCACTATTTATTTCGGTTGCAGTTTTTTCTATTAATTGTGGATCTGATATTGTTCCATAAGCTAAACCACAAACAAATTCAATTCTTTTTAAAATATCATTAAATCCTTTGTATAGTTCTGTTTCTCTAATTGCAGGGCTAAATACTTCATAAAAGGCTTTTCCATCTTTATTTGAACTTGTTGCCCTAAATAGTCTTTGTTTTAATGCAGGTAGTTCTAATTTTTCATTTATTATTTTGCTTGATTGTAATGCTGTTGGGTCTGCATCTATTGCTAATTCAGAGCCTTCAAATTCCCAAAGTAATCTAGCGAATTGTTTATCCGCTTCTTCAATTAATTTTGTTGCTCTTGAATATACTGAAACTCCAATAGGGCTATCTGGGTCAATAGTATTTGCAAAAGGAATTTTAAAATAACCAAACAATGGCTTTTCAACATTATTTATACCAACAATGTCTTGTATATCTTTCCAATCATTAATTGCTGCTAGTGGCACTTCGTTTCCTAGTGTTTCTTCGCTTGAACTCATATATGCTTTGTTTTGAATTATATACTTTTTATTGCTCACATCTAATTCGTGATATTCAAGTCTAGTAAAATAATATTTTCCTTCAACTTTTCTACTAACAAAAATTCCAGCCGTACACTCTTCATTGCTATTGTACTCAACTGGAAAGAAATTTGTCCCTTTTATTATATCTACTAATAATTGATTGTTCGCAACATAAGGTTTAAATATTAATCCACCTAAAGAACAACCATATTCAAGATTTTTTCTTAAATTTTTCTTTATCTTTTTATATTTATCTTGTAAAAAGTCTGCTCTTGGGCTTCCTGTTATTTCACTTTCAAACTCAACAACTGTTGCCGTTGCTAATTCTCTTGATATAGAAGCTGGAAGTCCTGCACTTATTACATCACTGTTTAACCATGGTGCTTCATCTTTGTACATTTTTTCCCATAAACTTATTGCCGTTATCATTTTATCTGATATAGCAACATTTACATTAAATTTAGTTCCAATATTTACATTAAACATTTTATTTATTACACTCCTTATCCAACCTAAAATTTTATTAAACATTTTTATACCTCCGTTAATATTAGAAGTTCGATATCTCTTTCTATTGTATATTCAAATGCATCTAGTGAATCTATGTCAGAACTTCCATCGTCAAGTCTTTCATCTTTTGTCAATTCTTTTGGATTCCAAACTGCTGTACAAAAAGCTGTTTCTAATGTTTCACAATCCTCTGTCAAATATAATCTCATTTGCCCCATTAATCTATTAGTCGCTCTTATTCTGTCATTTATTTCACTTTTCCAAGCATTATCTACGGCAAGAGAAATATTTGCTTTTATTAATGCAGTTCTTAAACCTCTTATTAATGTTTGTTCTGCACTATCTGCATAACATATATCTGGCATACCATATAAATTAATTATTTTTAAAACAAAATCTACAAACAAATCACCAAGTTTATTTGGGTCAATATCTCCAAAGTGTCTTTCACTTGCTAAACCTATAACATCTCTAAAATCTCGACTTATACCAGTTGCAACAAAAGCATGTCCTGAACCACTTCCACCAAAGTCAACAGAAAGAATAATTCTTGAAGATTTTGCTTTCGCATCTTCTCTAGATATTCTATATTTCAAAGGATCATTAGCAAAATTTCTATAACATAGTCCTTCAGCTATACATCTTTTTCCTAAAATATCTCTTAAATACCAAATACTATTTTGGTCATATTGACTTATTATTTCTTGTTTTCTTATATCCGGAATATTAATATTGTCGAATATTGTAAAATGTTGATAATTATATCCACCAAGTAAAGTACCATCATTGTGTTTTTTAGCATAATTATCAATATATTTCACATATATTGGTGAATTTGGGTTGTCTGGGTTTAAATCCCAAAATATTTTTCTTCTTTTTGCTGCTAATTGTCTGTTAAAAGCTTCTTTTATTGTATTATCATGGTGTAAATTTATCTCTGTTGCAATCCACATACCATAAGAGTTACCACGAATCTTTTTATAACTGTCCTCTTTAGCTGCTCCGTGCAAATATTACAATTCTTTGTTTGTAATTTGTGTCAGGTCCTTTTATATAAAGACATTCATTGCCTTTGTATTTTCCCCAATGACTTTGTCCTCTAAAAATATATTCTAGTCCAAAACCATTTGCATCACCTATATTTAATTTAGCATTTGCACTTGTAGAACCTGTGGCCAAATGTATTTTATCTGGAGTTGTTTTTAATTCGTGAGCAAAAGCATAAACATTATCAACTGTTTTTCCTGCTCTTACTGCTCCGTTCTGCTATATTAAAAGTACAATCTACACACTTTCTAATATATTGTTTGTGTTTATCACCAAAGCTAAAATTAATGGTCTTTTTTCTTTTTACATTCTTTTTAACTACCATATATCTCCACATCCGTTTCCGAAGTATCTTCAACTTCTTCACCTTCGCTGTTTTGTAGTTCTAATTCTAATCGTTTCTTTTCTATTTCAAGTTTTGCTTTTTCTATTTCTAATCTTTCGCCATCAATTCCAACTTTATTTAAGCTTTCTATACATCTTCTTTTAGATTCTTGTACTCTTGTTAATGCTTCTTCTATTTGTTGTATTACTAATGTTGTATTTTCAGCATGTGTTATTGTTGTTACGGAATTTTCTTTATTCCATTGTGTGCTTTGATAATTTGTTTTTGATATACTATCTATTGTCATGTCTTTGTTTTTTTCTTGTAGGTTTTGTATTCTTTGTAGCATTCTTCTTTCTCTAATAGTTAATATTTTCAATTCTTCTAATAATGCATTCTTTTTATTTTCAATTTTATAATTATTATATATATCGTTTTCTTCTTCAGAAAAAACACCGGAGAATATATTTTCATACTCTCCGGTAGTTAATGCTCTTTTATTTCCTTTTTCTGCTCCAGGTCCACCTTTGTTTCCTTTCGCATTTTTATTATTCTTTAATGCTTCACTTCTATTGTTTTTTCTTTTCCATTTATTTTTTTGTATCAAATAAATTAATTGGCTATTAGTGATGTTGTTCTTTTCTTGTATTTCTTTGTATTTTAGTCCTGACATATAATCTTTTTTTATGTTCTTAATATTCACATACCATCACCACCACCAATTTATTTTTCTTTTCCAAAGATTTCATTGTATATTTTAGATTTTCTAGTGTATTCTTCTTTCATAAAATCTTCAAAAGTTTTTCCTTCTAGTAATTCATGTCCTAAAGTGGTTTGATATACACTTGTAAAACACATTGCTGTATCAGGCTTTTTCATACTTTCAGTTACTTCATATTCTTTGTTGTTAATTATATGGCATAAATTATAGGAATTACCCTTAAATCCTTCCATATTTTCTATTCCACAACAACACATTTCATCACCCATTGTTCTTAATCTGTTTTCACCTACATAGAATTTTAAACCATATTTGTGGGCTTCTTCCTTTAATTGTTGAAATTGCTCTTTTAATATTTCTTTATCATATACAAAATCTGCACCTATTTTAATTAAGTTCTTCTGCCTTTTAGCAAATTTCATACCTTCAACAATTATTCCATGTGCTCCTGCTTCTGCAAATCTCTTAATATTTGCTTTAACATCATTGAATACTTGTGTCATATATGGTTGTATTCTAATATTTACTCTTTTTACATTTTTCGACAATATTTTTACCATTTCCAATCTTTCTTCAAAGGTTGGTGCTCCTTTTTCTAAAATGTCATATTGAGAACAAACCATACTAATTTGAACAACACAATTGCATTTTCTTAATAAAGTCAAATATTCTTCATCTATAACCAATTTTCCTTTGGTTGATACAATAAATGGATACTGTGTTTCAGCGAATACTTTTAAGCATTCATAAGACAATCTATGTTTCTTTTCTGCTGGTTGAAAAGGGTCGCTCATTCCACCCCAATGAAGCGGAATATTCCAATCGCACCAATTTACTGCTTTTGACCTCTGACCATTAATAAAATTCAATAATGCTTTTGAAGTTTCTCCTTTTTCTATATCTGTTATATCTTTTTTCCTTTGTACAAAGCAATATTTACATGCATGTGAGCAGCCTTTATAAGTATCAAATCTTATAGGCACATCACATAAAACAACTTGACTTCCACAATCTGGCATACTACACATCCCTTTCTACTTTTTCTATCAATATTTCTACTAATGGATCCTTACCATTCATCTTTATATATTTATCAAATTTAGATTCATATTCCTTTGGAATATTAAAAGTTACTGCAAATTTTTTTAATTCTCTATCAACTGTTGAAAAATCATTTTCTAATAGTTCAGAAATAAAATCCGTTTTTAAATCTTCTACTTCTGACATACTAAAACCTGTTGCAAATAACTCTTGCTCTGATAAACCTAAATCATCAAATAATTGCTCTAATTTATCATTATCCCAATAACCAGTATTTTTATTTAGTGATAAATTTAATTTTTTCTCTTGTTTTTCATCTAAATTTAAAACCACACACTCAACTTCTTCATGGTTTAAATCTTTTAATATTTCAAGTCTTTGGTGTCCACCTATAACTGTCATTGTTCTTATATTTACTATTATAGGGTCCACAAATCCAAATTCCTCAATGCTTGCTTTTATTCTTTTGTATGCTTCGTCTGTTTTTTCTAGCTTTTTTCTTGGGTTGTATTCTGCTGGTTTTAGTTGGTTTATTTTTAGTTTTTGAATATTCATAATAGTCTCCTTCTTCCTTAAAACATTTTCTTATATTTCTGCAATTTTTACATTCGTATTTCATACATACCTCAAATTTCATAGCATCATCTTCTTTCGTAAAATAAAAGAAAAAACTCCCTTTGCAGAGAGTTTTACACCTAATTTTTCAGGAATTTTTATATTAAAAATCAAAATATCACGATACAATTATAAAATATATAATAGGAATTGTCGAGGCAATCTTTTGGCAATGTTTTTTATTTGATTTTTAGTCCATCTATTCCGAAAAAATAATACTGAAAGTTCTTTAATTGCAATGTTTTTTGTGTTTCTTATTGTTTTAGTATTACAATGCAAAAATTCGGCAAGATTTTCTTGTGTCATTTTTTCTTCTTCAAGATATAAATATTTTATAACTCTATATCTTCTTTGAATATCCTCTCTATGTGATGACAAACATTTATATTCATAATACTCTAAAAATGTGTTTATATGTTTCATAATAATGCTTGTCTTATTTTTCGATTTAATTATTGAGTTAATTTGGGTTTTTGTTATTTCTTCGTCCATATCTAAATCTAATTCATCAAACAATTCTTCTTTTGATAGCTGCTTTTCAGTATATACAGAACTTTCTGTATGTTTTTTAAAATTATTATAATTGTGCAACAATAACTCCGTATTTCTGAATCTCATATCAGCTTTGTGTTTCTTTTTTTCTTCTTTTTCTTTTTCAATTTCTAATAATGCTCTTTTCACACCTTCATTAACTCCAGCTGTAATGCTGTTTTGAATTATAGTATATAAAAATGGGTCTACTTCCACCCCTTTGCCTTCTCCACTCATAAAAAGCACCTCTTTCTTTTTACTTTTACAAAGGCATGTAACTTAATATTATATTATTTAATCTTTTGCTTTGTTTTTTTCTTATTCTCTTATTTTTCGTATGTAACCATATATGTAGGCATTTACATGCTTTTTTATCATTTATTTGTTTTACGATATCAATAACAATATTTTTAAATATTCTTTTGATAGCTTTTACAACTACTTTTATTATTTTTCTAGCAGTTTCAACAATTTCTTCAATAATTGGCATAAGTTTTTCTTTTATAGCTTCTAATGCCTCTACTGCCTTTTGTGTATCTGTTTCACTCATAAGGATTATTCCTCCTTCTTTTCTTCTTGTTCTTCTTGTTTTACCTCTTCTTTAAACATTGCATACGGCTGTTCTACTGACATACAAATTGGTGGATGTTTCAATCCTATTACAGACAACCATATTTTGCCTGTTTTCTTAAATTCTTCTTTTTCTTTTTCACTCATTTCCCAACAAGTTACAATACAATTATCCTTTGTTTGTAATGCTGGTAATGCACCACATCCTGGTGCTTGTAATATCATATTTTTATCTTCAAAATCAACTGGTTTCATAATTAATTTTCCTCCTTAAATTTAAATACTTTTTTCCAAAAAACACACATATTATCTATAAAAATGTCTATTGCTTCAGCAAAAGGTCGTGTCATTTCAGTAGCTGCTTCTATAAAAAATTTAGCAATTTTTATAAATATATAAACTGGTGTTAATAACAAAATCATAATCATAAATAATATTTTTTTCATTTAGTGGTCCTCCACTTCTTCATTACTGCATCTATAAGTGCCATCCATTGTTTTTACTATGTTGCATAAATCCCTATCATTTAGCCTATTTAAGCACTTTTCACATACATTTTGAACATACTCTTTTTCTTGTTCATTCATACCATTGTACCTCCATAAATCTTTAGTATTGTGTTATTTCTCAAATAGTCTATTTTTCTTATTATTTTTAAATCTTTTTCTCTTACTTTTGTTGGTGTATCTGGTGCTCCCATTTCTTTCATAGCTGCTACTCTAAATTTGGCTAGTAATGTTTGTAATTCTATATAATCATTTTCATCCATTACTTTGTGCCTCCTTCTCTTTTTTTATAATTTCACACATTAAGCATTTTCTATATTTCCCATCACTAGCCCATAAAGTAAATCTATGGCATATTGGGCATCTGTGTTTTGGTGTTTTTCCTGTTATTTTTTTTATTCTTTTTTTATCTTCTTCATCTCTTATTTTTTTTGAAAAATTACTCATTTTCTCACCTCCAATACTCTTAAAATTATTAATTTATAATATTTTTCGTTTGGATTTGCTCCCCATTCTTTTTTTCCTGTTCCAACTTCTAATGTACATAAACATCTGACAGTTGGTGAATTATAATTATATCCATTTCTAAATACAATTTCTGCTGATTTATCTCTATAATCCAAACCAAATATTCTTTTAAATCTAATATGATAATATTCTTTAAATTCTCTGTATTCTTCTTTCTTTTCACCACTTACAATCATATCAAACCATTTCTTTTTTATTGGTAATACTAACATAAATATTCTTCCTTCCATTTTAGTTGTTTTTGTTTTTCTCTTTCATCGTATTGTTGCCATATATTTTCGCTATATTTTATTAATCTAAACTTTTCTTTTTCGTATCTTGTAGTACAATATTCTGTTGCTGTAAATCTTGGGTTACACCCACATAGAGCTCTTATCAAATCTATTCTTGGATCTCCTGAACTCTCTACATGTTTTGCATATATTCCATAGGTTTGACTTAAATTTTCCTCTGTCTCAAATACTGCACATATCTCAAATGAAACTAATCCACTTAAAAAATGCATTGCTTCTTCTGGGGTGTAATCTTCTATATTGAAAAAACAAAAGCCCACCGAATTTGTTTTGCCTTCGTGTATTTTATTATTTATCAATGGAAAATTGTTTTTATATTTTTCAAATTCAACTCTACTCATAAATCTAAATAATTTCATTGTTGTACCTTTCTACATCTCTTTTTTTCTTTATCCCATGCTGCACATTGTTCTTCGTAGCAATTTGAAAAGCCCTGTGTTTCTATTAAAAGATGATATTCACCACGAATTATATTTTCGCTATCTACTATTGGTTTTCTTATATTGTGTTGCATAATACTATACATTTCAGGACATTTCATATTATTTTAACTCCTTTAACTTTGAATCTATTGTTTTTATACTATTTTCAACACTTCTTTCAAGAGTTCTTATTAAATCTAATGTAAATTGCAAGCCTTCTTTTTGGCCTATTAATTGATTTTTAAATTCTTCCACTATTTTTCACCATCCTTTGATACAATTAACAAACACATTAAGCCTATACCTATAAAAGTGCCTATAAATAAACCTAATATAAATTTAATCATTGTAGCACCTACTTTCCATACATTTCTAGCATATACACTGTTTCTTTTAATGCATCTATTTCTATAAATTGCTCGTTTATTTTTACTTCTTTTTCTTCTAGCATTTTTTCAAGTTCAACAATATGTTGTTGTTTTTCATCATTTGCTTTTTGTAATTCCATATTTACTGCATAACTACCAGTAAAAAAACCTATTATAAATATTACTAGCATCATTGCTATTGCCTTTATTCCTTCAGCTTTTTTATTTATATCTTTATCATAAAATTTCATTTGTTCATCATCCTTTCATTTTTGGAAAATAATCTTTGCATTTTTTGCAATTATCGTAAAAATCTGTTGGTAACCAATCTTCTTTAACTATTGCTGGATGGTTGTATTTCATACAGGCGAAGTCTCCCTCGCCTATATATTCACAATCATCACATTCTTCACAATTATTTAAATACTTTTCTTTTTTTGCCATTATACTGCCACCCTTTCTAATACTTTCTTTTGCCATGTATCCAGGAACTTGTCCTGTTTTTTGTTGGTTTTTTCATTGTTTTTTGTTCTTTTTTGTACAACTTTATTGTCTCTTACTTCTACTGTTACCAAAGAAACATTTGGTGTATCTATTTTTCGCATAAAATATATATCGCAATTTCCATCTGCATATTTTTCTGCATAAGTTCTTACACAATTATTTTGTTGTTTGCTTTCTTCTACTAAATCTGCAACACTAGAAGCCGGAAATATGATAAATTCTTTGTTTTTAAATACATTTTTTATTAATGTTTCTAATCTTTTTTCAATGCATTTTGTGATTCTTTCTTGTTCCATTATCTTTAATTGTTTGTTATATAAATCGTGCATTGTTTTTAACTTATCAGGAAACAAATACCTTTTATTTTTTAAATCTAATCCTAATTTCTTTGCAAATCCTAAATAATCTCTATACAAATGTGCATCAGTTAGTTTTTTACTTCTGAAATACTTTATAAAATTATCTATTGATGTATATTGCTTTATATCTTGAATTACATATTCATATTTTTTCAAGAATCTTAATTTTCTTATGTCTTTTGTAGGATATAATTGCAATAATTTTAAATCTTCTCTTGTTATATCGTGTTTTTTCATAAAATTATAATAAGTCTTATCAATTCCAAATATCTTTTTAAAAGATCCTTTGCAAATAAAATGTTTTGCAGAATATGCTAAATTATATAATTTCATTTCCACTAATGTTTCAAAACTATCATATTTTGCAGCACTTAATAAGTCTGGTAAATAAATATATTCTTTTTCTCTTTTTGCTAATTCCCATAATCTTGATTTCTCATAAATAGTTCCTTTTAAAATTTCTTTTAAATTATCTGCATATAAATATCCTTGTGCCAAACTCTCATACCAGTTGCCATCGTATGTTCGCCACTCGCCCTCTTCATCTTTCCAATGATATACAAAAGGTCCACATTGTGCTATACTTACTCTTTCATTTCTTATTTCTCTATAATCATCATCAACTATTTTTCTTGCATATTCTACTGTGTCGTGTTCCATTTCTTGTTTTTCAGAATTATAAATTGTTTCCATCTCAAAAATTCTTATAATTAATTCACCATTAATCTTATCTAATAGCAGAATATTATCTCTTTTTTTCCAATTCTTTAATGTTCCACTTCTTACCCAGTATTTATTCTTACAATGTGGGCAAATATGCTCTGTTTTTATTTTTGGTCCTTTATTCAAGTATGTAAATGATTGCTGACAATTTGTGCAATAATATATGTTTTTAGTTTTTAAAATTAAATTATGTCTTTTTTCTTGTTCATATATAAATTGATTCCAATTTTGTGGCAATGTAAATTCTCTTTTCATTGCTTGTATTAATTCTCTTAAATGTTTATTTATATACCCCATCTGCAACTACCTCCTACTATAATTGCAAATATGAGCCATCTTTAAATTCTTTGTATGTTACTGGTCTGCCTTTATATTTCATAACAATATCATTATCATTGTGTTTTGGCTTTTCTTCTTGCTTTTTAACTTGCACATCTGCATCTTGTTTTGTATTAGATGCATCTTTCTCTGTTTTTGCATCTTGTTTTTCTGCTTTTTTAGTTGTTTTAATTCCTAATGCTTCATTTGTTTCATCAAAATAATGTATTGCTAAATTATATACATCTTGGTCTTCCATAACTGCACATCCATTTACTGCTTTTTCTCTTGCTTGATTCTTTATGAAATCCCACATATCAATTAAATTCTTTTCTTCATTTAGATATTTTTCATCCATATCTTCTCTATTTATTAGATATTCAGCTACTTTCTTTATGTTTGCATCTTTCTGTTCTTGTGATAATTTTTTAATTCTTTCAATTCCTTCCATTTAGGTTTCCTCCTATAATTCAATTATTTTTAGATTGTATTTATCTTCAAATACTTTCTTTTTTGTGATATATTCTTTGGTTTTAAACCCTTTTATGTCTATAACATCTGCTGTTCCATCATTGTTAAACACAATAAAATCTGCTTTGTATTTTAGTCCTTCAGCTAATATAAATATAGGCTGCAAACAGAAGCCTTTTATTTCTTTTGCTTGTAGCCTTAATTTCAAATTGCAATAAAACTCCGCTTCTTTTTTACTATCAAATGTATGTCCATCAATATTTGTCTTTATTGCTCCGTATTTACTTCGTTTATTTCCCTTTTTTTGATTTTCTCTATATTCTTCAATACTCCAATGTTCTTGCATTTTAATTCTCCTGTACTTTTCTTTTCTTCGCACATTTTAAATTCTTTATTATTCTTGGTGTATATTCTCTTACATCTTGATTGCTTTTTAATGTATCAATATTGCTTATTGCTTGTCTTGTATCTGCTATTATTCCTTTGTTTATGTATTTATCTGTATATCCTTTTATTGTATT